GCTACGACAACCCGCTATTGGACGCTGACGAGATAGAAGCTGCTAAGAAGTCTATGTCTTCGTTCTCCTTTCGTCAGGAGTTCATGGCATCTTTTGAGGCAATGGGCGGTGAGTTATTCAAAGAAGAATATGTTAAGTTTAGCGAAGAGGAGCCTACTGATGGTGAGTATTACATTGCTGTTGACTTGGCAGGCTTTTCTGAGGCGGGTAAGAATACCACCAAGACTAGCAGACTTGACTCAACAGCTATTGCGGTTGTTAAAGCGAACACTGAGGGCTGGTGGGTTGCTAATATCATACATGGCCGTTGGGGCGTTGAAGAGACCGCACGAAGAATCTTTGAGGCAGTTAGAGACTATAAACCAATCTCAGTCGGCATCGAGAAAGGAGCGTTAAAGAACGCTGTCCATCCGTACCTCAACGACATTATGAAGAAGAACCAACGCTTCTTTAGAGTGGAAGAGCTTACACACGGCAATAAGAGAAAGATTGATAGAGTTGTTTGGGCGTTACAAGGACGCTTTGAACACGGTAACATAACGCTTAACAAGGGTGAGTGGAACAGCAAGTTCTTAGATGAGTTGTTTCAGTTTCCTAACGTACTAGTCCACGACGACTTGATAGATGCATTAGCGTACATTGACCAGTTAGCTAAGGTTGCTTACGCTATGGACTATGAAGAAGAAGACTACGAATTCCTAGACAAATACGCAGGGTATTAACTATGCTGGATACAGAAGACGAATTTAACATTGAACAAACCCTTGAAGACTGGGTTATGACTAAATGTGACAACTGGCGTGACCACTATGAGGATAACTACTCACAGAAGTTTGATGAATACTATCGTCTATGGCGTGGTCAGTGGGCTGCTGAAGATCAAGGACGTTTAACAGAACGCTCTAAGATCATCTCTCCTGCACTCCAGCAGGCAGTAGAGTCGTCTGTAGCAGAGCTAGAGGAAGCTACCTTTGGCCGTGGTAAGTGGTTTGACATTAAAGACGACATCCACGATCAAGACCCACAAGACATTGCTATGTTGCGTAACCACTTAGACGATGACTTTAAAAAGAACAAGATACGTAAGAGTGTGGCAGAGTGCTTGATTAACGCTGCTGTGTTCGGCACTGGTATTGCTGAAGTAGTGTTAGAGTCAGAGAAAGAGATGGCTCCAGCGGCACAGCCTGTTATGGGTGGTGAGTTACAAGCAGTAGGTGTTACGATTAAAGACCGTACATGCGTTAAACTACGCCCTGTAATGCCTCAGAACTTCCTTATAGACCCTGTAGCTACGTCTGTAGACGATGCCCTAGGTTGTGCTGTAGACGAGTTTGTAGCACACTTTAAGGTACAAGAGTTGCAGGAAAGTGGTGTATATCGTGACGAAGAGATTTCAGAGGCTGCTACTGACTTTGAGATTGAACCAGATCAAGACCTAGGCTCCTTTGGTGAGGACAAGGTTAGACTGACTAAGTACTACGGTCTAGTTCCTCGTCACCTGCTAGAAGCCGCTATGGCAGAAGAGAACTCAGAAGACGAAGAGTTTGTTGAGTTTGACGAAGACGAAGACGATTCTTACTACGTAGAAGCAGTTGTTGTTATTGCTAACAGGGGTGTCCTGCTCAAAGCAACTAAGAATCCTTACATGATGCAAGACCGTCCTATCGTGGCATTCCCATGGGATGTAGTCCCTAGCCGCTTCTGGGGTCGTGGTGTGTGTGAGAAGGGTTATAACTCACAGAAGGCGTTAGACACTGAGCTACGCGCACGTATTGACGCTCTAGCACTTACTATACACCCTATGATGGCAATGGACGCTAGCCGTATGCCTCGTGGCGCTAAACCAGAGATTCGGCCAGGAAAAGTTATTCTCACTAACGGAAACCCTGCTGAAATCCTACAACCTTTTAACTTCGGTCAAGTAAGTCAGGTCACCTTTGCTCAAGCACAAGCTCTACAAACTATGGTTCAGACGGCAACGGGCGCTATTGATAGTGCTGGTATTGCTGGTTCTGTTAACGGAGACGCTACTGCTGCTGGTGTTTCTATGTCGCTTGGTGCAATCATCAAACGTCATAAACGCACTCTGATTAACTTCCAAGAAGCTTTTATCATTCCTTTCGTAGAGAAGGCAGCTTGGCGTTACATGCAGTTTGAGCCTGAGATGTATCCAGTAGCTGACTACAAGTTCCATACTTCTAGCTCCTTGGGTATTATCGCCCGTGAGTACGAGGTTACACAGCTTGTACAGTTGCTACAAACTATGTCTCCAGACACTCCTATGTACCCACAGCTAGTTATGTCTATCATTGATAACATGAACTTGTCTAACCGTGAAGAGTTGATTGCTACACTACAGCAGGCTAACACGCCTAACCCAGAGCAAGAGCAAGCAGCACAGCAGGCACAGCAGCAAGCACAACAAGCTCAAATGGCCTTCCAAGCGTCACAGACGGCTGCACTCAACGGACAGGCTAAAGAGTCTGATGCTAGAGCTGGTAAGCTTTCTATGGAAGCACAGGCTATACCACAAGAGTTAGAGATTGATCGTATTAAGGCAGTAACCACTAACTTACAAGTGGGAGATGCAGACGACAAAGAGTTTGAGAGACGTATTAGAGTCTCTGAGCAGCTTCTCAAAGAACGTGGCATAGCGGTACAAGAGAACAGAGCAGTCCCTGCGCCAGCACCTGCTCCTATGGCTCCAGCAGCTCCAGCAGCTCCAATGCCTCCACTAACACCTCAACCACCACAAGGGATTGTATAACATGGTCACTACTAGAGATTTAGAGCACGTTGTAGCACAGGTAAATGTTCAGTTTGAGACGCTTCAGAAGAAGATAACTAAACTAGAGGAGGAGCTAAAATGCCAAAGCCAAAGCCAAGGCAAGGTAAAGCCAAAGTCAAAGTAACCGCTAGTGGCAAGAAGGTAAGCTTCGGACAAGAAGGTAACGCTAAAGACGGAGGCCCTCGTGTAAGAGCGGGGACTTCTAAAGGTGACAGCTACTGTGCCAGAAGTCTAGGTATTAAGAAAGGTTTATCTAAGAAACAGCAGAACGATCCTAACACACCTAATAACCTATCGCGCAAGAGATGGAAATGCTCAGGCGCTAAGTCAAAGAGGAAGTAGTAATGCCAATGTATAATAAAGCAAGTTTAGCTAAGAAGCCTAAAGCAACAAAAAAAAACCCATTGTCTAAAAGACCTGTTAAGAAAGTACCTATTAAAAAAGAAGAAGCAGCAAAAAAGAATAGAGTAGCGTTTGAGCCTTTAAAAAAAGAGACTACAAAGAAAACCCCTAAGCCTAAAAACCGTGGAGGACGTTAATATGAAAGGATGTTCTAAATGCAGTCACGGCAAGAAGCCTGCAAAGAAAGCCCTACCTAAACGTGGTCAACGTACTATTAAAAGCAAGAGCAGAAAGAAGTGAAGGGTCAGACACATGGTGGTAAAGGTAGTACTACTAGAAATACTGACGCTGCTAAGTTCTCAAGCAATTGGGACGCTATATACAGCAAACCAGCAAAGAAGTCAAGCAAAAAGAAGAAATAACTTGACATTTGAGTAAAACTGTGGTATAATAGATGCTTATAGCAATAATAACCGCTGTCCTTTGAAGGAGAAACAGTATGATAGACCAAGAACTAGAGCATTACTATTTCCATTTAAAAGCTATGTTTAGGTCTGAAGGGTGGAAACTCTTTCTAGAAGACCTGAGAGATAGTTCTGAAACAGTAGATTCTATAGAGCATACAAAGACTCTAGAAGAGCTTTATTTAAGAAAAGGGCAGCTATCAGTTATAGCCAACTGCTTGAATCTTGAAGAGCAAATCTACTCAGCAGAAGAAGAACAGGAGAGTGTACACTAGTGGCTCTCTTGTTTGACTTTAGATGCGAAGACGATCATATGACCGAACGCTTCGTTTCTACTGATACTTTAGACATGCCATGTTTAGTATGTGGCAAACTGTCTAAGAAAGTACTAACAGCTCCGCGCATCAAGTTATGCCCTCTTAATGGTGACTCACCAGCAGCCACCCGCAAGTGGGAGAAGAACAGAGCGCAGAAGTTAGCACTAGAGCGTAAGGCTAACTCCTAACCGAATCCTTACATAACACATCTCCACAATGAGAATACTCACGGAGTTTATATAATGGCAACATTACACGACGAGCGTCCAGAAGATATTAACGAAGAAGAAGTAAGTCAGTTTATAGAGGAACCTGTACAAGAGCAGGCAAACCCTGAAGACGACATCCCTGACAAGTATAAAGGAAAGTCCACTGCGGATATTGTAAGGATGCATCAGGAGGCTGAGAAACTCTTAGGCCGCCAGAGCAGTGAAGTTGGAGAACTTCGTTCAGTAGTTGATAGCTACATACAGACACAACTCGACACAACAACAACACCCGAAGAAACTGAAGAAGATATAGACTTTTTCTCTGATCCAGATAAAGCAGTAGCAAGGGCTATTAAGAATCACCCTTCAATTAAAGCCGCTGAACAACAAACTCAGCAGTACAAACAGTCAACAGCTATGAGTCAGCTTACTAGCAAGCATCCTGAAATGCAGGATATTGTTGTAGACCCTAAGTTTGTAGAGTGGATTAAAGGTTCTAAGATTCGTACACAGTTATTTGCTCAAGCGGATACACAATATGATTATGACGCTGCTGATGAGCTTTTCAGTAATTGGAAAGAACGTCAAGGAGCTATTAATCAAACAGTGGCTACAGAGAAGACACAACGTAAGCAAGCTGTTAAGAACGCATCTAACGGCAATACTGCTGGTAGTGCAGAAGCTAGTTCGCGTAAAGTCTATAGACGATCAGACATTATTAAACTTATGAAGGATGATCCTGAACGATATTTGTCTTTGAGTGACGAGATTACTCAAGCATATGCTACAGGGAGAGTCCGTTAAACTATTCTCTTAAAGGAAATTTGTTATGACTACATCAGTATATCCCAACATGGGCGGAGCAGTAGACAATACTTCAGCCGCTAAATTTATCCCAGAAATCTGGAGTGACGAAGTAATCGCTGCTTACCAGACTAACTTGGTTCTAGCAAACCTAGTAAAGAAGATGAGCATGACAGGCAAGAAAGGTGACACTATTCACGTCCCTAAGCCTACTCGTGGTTCAGCTACAGCTAAGGCAGCTAACACTGCTGTAACTATTCAAAACAACGTAGAATCTGAAGTCTTGATTAACATTGACAAGCACTTTGAATTCTCACGTTTGATTGAAGACATTACTGAAGTGCAGGCATTGTCCTCACTACGTCAGTTCTACACTGGTGATGCAGGCTACGGCTTGGCAAAGCAGGTTGATGATGACCTCTTTAACCTAGGTAAGAAGTTTGGTAACGGTAACGGTTCTAGCTGGGTCAACACTGGCTCTTTCCAGATCAACACTACTTCTGGTGCTTTGGAAGCTTTTGACATTGACGGTCAGGCTGACATTGGTGCTTTCTCTGACGCGGTATTCCGTAACTTGATTCAGAAGATGGACGATGCAGACGTACCTATGGACGGTCGTAGCTTTATTGTACCGCCTTCTCTGCGTAACGCTATCATGGGTATTGATCGTTATACCTCTACTGACTTTGTTAATGGCAAGTCTGTTGAAACAGGTAAGATTGGTAACTTGTATGGTGTAGATGTGTTTGTATCATCTAACTGCCCTATTATGGACCCAACTGACGCTATTAAGGTACGTGCTGCCCAGCTAATCCACAAGGACACCAGTGTTCTTGCAGAGCAGCAAGCTGTACGTTCACAGACGCAGTACAAGCAGGAGTTCTTAGGCACTCTCTACACTGCTGATACTCTGTACGGTTGTCAGGTTATGCGTCCTGAAGCTGGCTTTAACCTAGCTGTTAAGTAAACTATAGTAACTGGGGGGTTCTTCGGAGCCCTCCTTTCTTATTTCTTGTTTTCTTAGGAGCTATAAATGCCAATTTTTAGAGGAGACGGTGGTTCTGGTGATTCCAACACAGATGCCACAATAACAGTCGTAACACAACAGGCTATCATAGCTACTAACAAAGCAAGCGAAGCCGCAGCAAGTGCTTCTGGCGCATCTTCTTCCGCAACAGCCGCAGGCAACTCTGCTACTGCCGCAGCCGCAAGTGCTTCGGGCGTACAAGGGAATGCTTCAGCAGCCCAAGCATCCGCGAATGCCGCAGCTACTAGTGCGTCAGGCGCATCTACATCCGCATCAAATGCATCCACTTCTGCTACTGCTTCTAGTAACTCAGCTAGTGGGGCATCTACTTCAGCTACCAACTCAGGCAACTCCGCTACTGCTTCTGCTGCAAGCGCAAGCACAGCTACTACTAAAGCCTCAAACGCCTCTACAAGCGCGTCTAACGCATCTACCAGCGCCACTACTGCTGCTAGTAAAGTAGTACTCGCCACTGCTCAGGTAGCACTAGCTACAACACAAGCAACTAATGCTGGTAATTCAGCAACAAGTGCTGCTAATTCTGTATCTGCTGTAGCCACAAGTGCTACTAATGCATCCAATTCTGCGACTGCTTCCGCTAACTCAGCTACTGCTGGCGCTAACTCTGCTACGGCCTCTGCTAATTCAGCTACTGCTGCTGCTAACAGTGCAGCGTCTATAGGTGCTAACCCTAGCTTTACCTCAGTTACAGTTACAGGAACTACCGCTGTCAAGATGTCAGCAGGTACTACAGCTCAACGTCCATCAGGCGTAGCTGGTCAGTTTAGATATAACACTACTGAAGGGAAGTTCGAAGGATACTCTACAGCATGGGGTGAGATAGGGGGTGGTGCTGCTGACCTATTGCTCAACAGCTTTACTGGTGACGGCAGTGACGTAACCTTTTCGCTATCAGGTGCCGCAATTGAAAACAACACGCTAGTTTATGTGGATGGTGTGTACCAGAACAAGTCCACTTATGCTGTATCCAATGCAACTCCGGCAGTGGTTACTTTCTCAGAAGCCCCTACCAACGGGTCAGCTATTGAGATTATGGTAGCCGCTATTGCAGTAACTGAGGTCGGTACTCCGTCAGACAACACGGTGACCACGGCTAAAATTGTCAACAACGCTGTCACCACAGCCAAGATAGCTGACGCTAATGTTACTACTGCCAAGATAGCTGACGCTAATGTTACTACGGCTAAGATAGCTGACGGAGCAATCACGTCTGCCAAGCTAGGCGCAGGCGTTGGTGGAGCATTCAATGACTTTGCTATCAAGACATCTGCGTACACAGCAGTCACACGCGACCAGCTCATAGTCAACTCAAGCAGCTCAGTGACAATTACCCTACCTGCAAGCCCAGCAGCAGGCAACGTAGTCTTCATAAAGAACGCTGGCACAGGCGCTGTAACCGTGGGCCGTAACGGCTCTAAGATTAACAGCACAACAGACGATGGTTTATTGGCGGCAGACGCTGGTGCAACCCTTGTGTACGTTGATGCAACGATTGGCTGGAAGGAGCTTTAAGATGGCTATAAGTTTAGGTGGAGGCGGTAGTGCCTCACAAGTAAATGAAACAATAGATATAAACTCAGCAGAGAATCTGATTACTCTAGATGATGGTCGTGTGTATCTGAAGGGTGGTGTAACTGAGACAAACTTAACTACTTACCCTGATGCTACAGCAGGCTATGCATATGCAAATTCTTATATTAACCTTGCCCTTAATATAGGTAGTTCGGTTCCAATGTCAATAACGTGGGATGGTACTTATTTTTGGGTATCTGCCTCTGATACATACATATATAAATATAACTCATCAGGTGTGTATCAAAGTAATTTTAGTGTTTCAAGCCAGACAGGTAATAACGGGGGTATCGTATGGGATGGCAGTCATCTTTGGGTGGTCGGGTATAGTCAACAAGCCTTGTTTAAATATAACACTTCAGGTGTGTATCAAAATGTAAGTATTAGTATAAGTCAAAATACTGGCCCAAGGGATGCTGCGTGGGATGGTACACATTTTTATGTAATTAATAACAGTACGGCAAGAGTCTATAAGTATAGTGCATCAGGTTCTTATATAGGTAATTTTTTGGTATCTGCACAAGATAGTAATCCGTATGGGATTGCATGGGATGGTACTTATTTTTGGGTGATTGGGTCAGCTACTAATAAGGCTTACGCTTATAACAGTTCATTTGTATACCAAAATAAAAGTTTTTCTTTTGCTGCTCAAGAAACAACGCCTTATGGTGTGACAACGGAAGGGTCATCATTGCGGATTGTTGGTGCCGGTAAAACCGCTTACAAATACCAAAACCAAATTGGCGTGACTACTAACGGTTCAGCTAGTCAAATAGCTAATGGCCGCCAAAACTACATAAGGATTAAATGATGACTTTAGTGATACAAGCTGACCATGTCTCGCCAACTTCAGCAGCAATCTTCTGGCGCAATGATGAACTCGCTCGCACTGACATAGCCGCTACAGTATCTGATTATCCTAACGCAGCAGCTATCCTAGTTTACCGCGAGGCACTTAGGCAATGGCCTGCAAGAAACGAAGCTGGTGAATACATCAACGGCTTCCCAGATACAAGACCAGAGGTGAGCTAATGGCTTTAACAAAAGTAAAAGCAGGTGTAATTGCTGATGACAGCATTGGCTCCGCGCAAATAGCTGATGGTGCTGTAGGTACGGCTGCTTTAACATCTACGATAGCCGCTGGTATTCCCACAGCTACTGTAGGCACAAGCGCAAACGCTACGCCCAACACCCATCACTTCATAAGTGCTGCTGGTGTGACAC